GACGGCCCGATGCGTGCATGAGACCCCAACTTCTTGATCTTGATCCCCTACCATAAGCGCCTGCGGTTGATCCCCGCAGGTAGGAGGCCCTGACGGTCCAGACGTCAGGGCCTCCGCCATATCTGGAGCTTGATATGACTGAGCGTTTGTGTGCCGGCTGCGGCACGCCTCTTGAGGCCGGTCCGCGAGAGCGGAACCCAAAGCGCTGGTGCAGCAACCGCTGTCGGGCATGGGCCAACAACCATCCGGGCGAGATGCGTCCGACGGAACGCTCGTGCGCGAACTGCGGTACGGACATCGCGGCTACGCGGTCCACCCGCTTCTGCTCCCAGCGCTGCGGTGAGATCTCTCGCGGGCAGCGACTTCCCGAGTCGCTGCCCGAGCGGCAGTGCGCACTGTTCGAGTGCGACGTGACGTTTCAGCCGCAGCGAACGGGCCAGCGCTGTTGCAGCGAGAGGCACGGCAAGCTGCTGCACAACCGGGAATCCCGGGCGGACGGGCGGCAGAAGCCGGAGCCGTGGACACCGGAGCGCAAAGAACGCCGGAAGCGCCGCGACGCTGCGAAGAGGGCCGCCTCGACGGGCCGGCCGGTCATCCGCGAGGAGATCGGCAACCGCGACGGCTGGACCTGCTACCTCTGCGATCTGCCGATAGATCGCACTCTCATCTGGCCCGACCCCGGCAGCCCGACGACGGATCACGTCATCCCGCTGAGTAGGGGCGGCGAGCACGACCCGGCGAACGTCCGGATCACCCACGCGCGGTGCAACGCCGCCAAGGGCGACCGGCTGCCGGAGGATCTCCTGATTCATCGGGCGCAACGCCCGGCTTCTGCCGCAACGGCATAGGAGAAGACCATGGGTGGAATGGGGCCGCCGCCGAAGCAGGCGGCACAACGGCGCAGGCCCAACGCCGGTTTCGCAATGACGCGCCTGCCCGCCGAAGGACGCACCGGCGAGCCGCCGGAATGGCCCTTCGATGTGGTTCTGGCCATCCACGAGCAGATGTGGGTGCAGATGTGGGCCACTCCGCAGGCTGCGGCTTGGGAGCGGATGGGCACCGGCATGATCCGTGTGGTCGCTCGCTACGTTCGGATCCTTGTGCTGGCTGAGGCCGGGGACGAGAAGGCTTGGGCCGAGGTCCGCCAGCTTGAGGACCGGCTGGGCCTGTCCCCGATGGCGATGCTGCGCCTGCGTTGGGAAATCAGTGCAGATGAGTTGGCTGAGGCGCGCGAGCATCGCTCGGCCTCGGCTGCCAAGGCCGACGTGCGCGCCCGGCTGCGGATCGTCGATTCCGCTTCAGGGCAGTAGTGCCTTGGCGCGGGCCGGCCCACCCGGGCGAGTTCCCGTCGCTGGGCTGGGAGGTTGGCGCCTGGATCGAGGAGCACTGCGTCATCCCCGACGGTGACCGCCTCGGGGAGTCGTACAAGCTCACCGACGAGATGTGGTCGTTCCTGGCCTGGCACTACCGCCTGAAGCCGGACGCCGACGCCGCCGATTGGGCAGCGGCTTGGTTCTACCGCCGTTCGCAGCTCGTCCGGCCGCAGAAGTGGGGCAAGGGACCGCTGTCGGCGGCCATGGTCTGTGCTGAGGCTGTCGGTCCGGTGCGGTTCGCCGGGTGGGATGCGAACGGCGAGCCGGTCGGCCAGCCGTGGGCGACGCCGTGGATCCAGATCACGGCCACCAGCGAGGACCAGACCGACAACGTGTACCGCGTCCTTCAGCCGATGATCGAGGAAGGGCCGCTCGCGGACCTGATCCCGGACACCGGCATCACCCGGATCAACATTCCGGGCGGCGGCCTGATTGAGCCGGTCACCAGCAGTAAGAATGCCCGCCTCGGCCAGCGCATTACTTTCGCGGTACAGGACGAGACGCACTGCTGGACGCAGACGAACGGCGGCTGGGACATCGCGGCCACGCAGCGCCGGAACCTGTCGGGCGTCGGCGGCCGGTCGGTCGAGACGACGAACGCCTGGGACCCCTCGGAGCAGTCGGTGGCGCAGCGGACCTCGGAATCGGTGGCCAAGGACATCTACCGCGACCACCGCACGGCGCCGCCGGTGCCGCTGACGAACCGCGCAGAGCGGCGCCGGGCCCTGCGGATCGCCTACGGCGACTCGGCCAAGCGTCCGGGCGGCTGGGTCAGTATCGACCGCATCGACGGCGAGCTGCTGGAGATCGCCGAGAAGGACCCGGCGCAGGCCGAACGGTTCTACCTCAACCGCATCGTGGCCGGCACGGGTTCGTGGCTGGCCCGCGACGAGTGGGACTTGCTGGCCGCGCCGATGCAGCTGCCGCCGAGGCCGCGCATCGTGCTCGGGTTCGACGGGTCCGAGGTCGACGACTGGACCGGCATCCGCGCCGAGACGCTGACCGGCTATCAGTTCACGCCGACCTATGGTCCGGACGCCCGGCCGTGCATCTGGAACGCCGCGGACTGGGGCGGCCGGATGCCGTACTCAGAAGTCGACGCCGCCATGGATCACCTGATGCGGCACTACGACGTGGTGCGCGCGTACTGCGACCCGCGGTACTGGGAGACCGAGATCGACCGCTGGGCCGCACGGTACGGCGACCAGAAGGTGGTCCGCTGGTACACCCACCGCGACGTCCCGATGCACGCGGCGGCTGAGCGGCTGGTCACCGACGTGAAGAAGGCTGACACGGACTTCCGGCACGACGGCTGCCAGATCACCGGGACGCACGTGGCCAACGCGCGCAAGACGGCCCGGCCCGGGGACCGCTACGTCCTGGCCAAGGCGTCTGTCCATCAGAAGATCGACCTCGCGATGTGCTCGATCCTCGCGCACGAAGCCGCCGGCGACGCGATCGCGGCGGGACTCAACAAGCCCAAGAAGGACGGCCGGATGGTGGTGATGCGCTGATGTTGGACCTGACCCCGGATGAGTGGCTCCGCATGCTGCTCTTCCGCCATCAGCTGGAGCTGCCGCAGCTTGAGGCGCTGAACAACTATTACGAGGGCTGCCAGCCGCTGACCTACCTGCATCCGGAGCTCATGAAGGAGCTCGGCGAGCAGATGCAGCAGGTGGTCATCAACTGGCCGCGGCTGGTTGTCGACGCGGTGGAGGAGCGTCTGGACGTCACGGGCTTCCGGCTGCCGGACGCCGAGACGGGCGACGCGGAGATGTGGCGGGTGTGGAAGGCCAACGGCATGGCCGGCCAGTCGCAGAAGGCTCATGTCGACGCGCTGGTGATGCGCCGGTCGTTCATCTTCGTCGGCGCGAACCCGGATGACGCGGACACGCCGCTGATCACCGCGGAGTCGCCGCTTCAGGTGTACGCCTACTACGATCCGGCGACCCGCGTTGAGCAGGCCGTGGTGAAACGCTGGCACGACACCGATCCGTTCACCGGGACGCTGCTGAATCAGTACGCGACGCTGAAGCTGCCGGATGCCACGTATCACTACCGGTTCGGTAGTGAGATCGGCTGGCACGAGATCGACCGCGACGAGCACGGGCTGGGCGTTCCGCCGGTGGTGACGCTGGCCAACCGCGGCCGGCTGCTGGTGCCGGGTGGGATCAGCGAGCTCGCGGACATCCTGCCGATCTCCGATGCGGCCTGCAAGATCGCAACGGACATGATGGTGGCCGCCGAGTTTCACGCCATGCCCCGCCGGTGGGCCCTCGGATTCGATCAGCAGGACTTCACGGACGCCAGCGGCAACCCGGTGTCGATCTGGTCGCGGCTGGCCGGCCGGATCTGGTCCACGGCGAAGAACCGCAAGGATGACGGCGTCGAGGTCGGGCAATTCCAGGAGTCGGACCTGAAGAACTTCCACTCCACCATCGAGCTGCTGGCCCGGGTCGCCGCGGCGATGGCCGCGCTGCCGCCGAACTACATGGGCCTGTCGGCCGACGACGCTGCTTCCGACGCGGCGATCCGCTCGCGCGAGGCGCGGCTGGTGAAGCGCGCCGAGCGCAAGTGCGGCGGCTTCGGCGACGGCTACGAGAAGGTGCAGCGGCTGGTGCGCCGGTTCCAGACCGGCGAGTGGGATCCGGCGCTGGACCAGCTGGAGACGCTCTGGTCCGATCCGGCCACGCCGACGTACGCGCAGAAGGCCGACGCGGTGGTGAAGCTTCGTGCGGCCGGGATCCTGCCGCTGGAGCAGACGTGGGAAGACCTCGGGTACTCCAGCGCCCAGCAGGGCCGCATGAAGCGCATGCTGGACGAGGAGAGCACCCGGGCCCTGGGCAACGAGTTCTCCGCGCTGGTCGGCGCGCAGCATCCGGCTGCGGTCGATGCCGTTCCTGCCGCTTCCGCGCCCGAGCAGGTGCCCACGCCTGGCCCGGTCGCCGTCCCGGCGTGACGGTCCAGGCGGTCGCTGCCGCCTACAACCGGCACCAGGCTCGCGTCTCGAATCTGGCCACGACCCGCACGGCGGCGCAGTGGTCGACGATCGACCCGGCGAACATCTCGGGATCGTGGGCCGCGGGCGTGGGTCCGGCGATGACCACCACCCTGGCCGCCGCGCAGCAGCTGGCCGCGGCGGGCGCGCCCACCTACGTCCAGGCGTCGCTCGACGCCCAGGGCGCCACCTACGATGCGCAGGCCACGATCAAACCGGCCGCGTTCTCCGGGCTGTCGGCCGACGGCCGGACGCTGTCCGGGCTACTGTACCTGCCGGTCATCGACACCAAGCAGGCCATCGCCTCGGGGATGAGCACCGCCGATGCACTGGCCCGCGGCGGCCGCCTGCTGGAGATGCTGGTCGCCACCGAAACCGCCGATGCCGGGCGCGATGCGCTGTCCGCACAGATGAGCGCGACACCAGCCGTCCACGGCTACGTCCGCATGGTCGCCGGGTCCGCGTGTGGCCGCTGCATTGTCCTGGCCGGCAAGTGGTACCACGCGAACGCCGGGTTCCAACGCCATCCGCGGTGCCAGTGCACCGGCATTCCGGCCGCCGAGAACTCGCCCGACCTGCGGACCAACCCGCACGCGTTCTTCGACCACCTGACGCGCGAGCAGCAGGACGCCCGGTTCGGCGCAGCCGATGCCGAGGCGATCCGCAACGGGGCCGACCTGTTCCAGGTCGTCAACGCCCACCGCGGCCTGTCCGAGCGCGAACTGTTCGGCCGGACCGTCCAGACCACCACCGAGGGCATCACCCGCCGCGGTCTGGCCGGGCAGGTGATGCGCGCGTCCGGCGTGAAGGGCCCGCGCCTGTCCGTTCGCCAGATTTTCGCCGACGCGGGCGAGGACAGGGCTCTCGCGCTGTCGCTGCTGCGCCGCTACGGCTACCTCTACTGACCCCGGCGCAACGCCGACGGTCCCACCTCCTGCAACGGGAGCCCCCATGAGTACCGAACCCGAACCCGTCGTCCCGCCGGTGCAGCCGGTCGAACCCGCTCCCGCGGGCGATCTCGAACCGGTTGTCGATCCGCCGCTCGGCCCGGCCGGCGAGAAGGCGCTGGCCGACTGGAAGCAGCGCGCGAAGGCCGCCGAGAAGCTCGCCAGCGAGCACGGCGCCAAGTTGAAGGCGTTCGAGGACGCCCAGAAGACCGAGGCCGAGAAGCTCGCCGAGCGCGTCGAGGCCGCCGAACAGCGCGCGGCCAAGGCCACGCAGCGGGCCGTCGCCTCGCACATCAGGGCCGCGGCCACCGGGCTGCTCGCCGACCCGCAGGACGCGGTCGACGCCCTGCGCGCCGAGGAGTTCCTCGGCGCCGACGGCGAGATCGACGGCGACGCCGTCAAGGCGGCCCTGGACGCGCTGCTGGTGCGCAAGCCGCACTGGAAGGCCGAGTCCGGACCGCGCACCCCGCGCCCCGACCCGTCGCAGGGCCCCCGGCCCGGCGGAACGGTCGGCGTCGAGGACCAGATCCGCGAGGCCATGGCCAAGGGCGAGTGGAAGACCGTCCTGAGCTTGCAGAACAGCAAGCTCGCCCCCGCATCCCGACCCAAGTAACCCCGAGGGCAGGCCCAGGCCGCGCCCCGCAACGAAGGAGGCCCCATGTCGGGGATCACCGCCCTGGGCACGACCTACAACCTGCCCAACTACACCGGCATCCTGCACATGCTCACCCCGCCCGACGTGCCGTTCTTCTCCTCGATCGGCGGCCTGTCCGGCGGCGGCCAGACCACCGCGACGCAGTTCGAGTGGCAGACCGAGGACCTGCGCTCGGCCGGGCAGAACGTGGCCCTGGAGGGCCAGACCGCCCCGACGGACCAGAACCGGGTCCGCGCGTCGGTGAACAACGTGTGCCAGATCCACCACGAGACCGTCGGCGTCAGCTACACCAAGCTCGCCGCCTACGGCCAGCACTCCGGCCTGAACATCGAGGCGTCCAACCCGATCACGAACGAGCTGGACCACCAGGTCCAGCTGATGCTCAAGCAGATGGTCCGGGACATCAACTGGAGCTTCCTGAACGGCTCCTACCAGCTGCCGACGGACAACACGACCGCGCGCAAGACCCGCGGCCTGCTGAACGCCATCACCACGACCGTGCAGAACGCGGGGACGTTCATCGGGAACGGCGCACTGGCCGGTACCGGCGACACGGTCACGATCGCCACGCACGGCCTGGTCAACAATGACCAGGTCGTGTTCGACACGATCGTGACGACCACCGGCATCAGCACCGACACCGTGTACTACGTCGTCAACTCCGCGACCAACACCTTCAAGGTGGCCGCGACCAAGGGCGGAGCTGCGATCGACCTGGTCGGCGACGGCACGGCGAACGTCACCAAGTCCGTGGCGCCGACCGTCGACACCCTCGGCTCGCTGATGCAGAGCGTGTTCGACAACGGCGGCCTGTCGGAGTCCCCGACCGGCACCATCATCGTGAACTCCTCCCAGAAGCGGGCGATCACCACCGCCTACGGCAACGCCTTCGGCAAGTACTTCGAGACCAGCCGCAACGTCGGCGGCGTCAACATGGAGACGATCGAGACCGACTTCGGCCGGCTGAACATCATGCTGGACCGGGCCATGCCCAAGCACAAGATCGCCGTGGTGAGCCTGGAGCAGTGCATGCCGGTCTACCTGGAGGCGCCCGGCAAGGGCCACTTCTTCGCCGAGCCGCTGGCCAAGACCGGCGCCACGGAGCGCACGCAGCTCTACGGCGAGGTCGGCCTGGCCTACGGCAACGAGAAGGCCCACGGCCTGGCCACCGGCTTCATCATCTGAGCGCCATGGACCTGGCATCTCAGGCCGACCTGGCCGACCGCCTCGGCCGGGACCTCACCGACGTCGAGGCCCGCCAGTCGGCGCCGCTTCTCCAGGACGCGACCGCGATCATCCTGGACCGCTTCCCGTGGTACGGCACGGCGCCTACGCAGGCATCGAAGTCGGTGTGCTGCGCGATGGTGCTCCGGGTCCTGAAGAACCCGGACGGCCTGCGGTCGGCGACGATCGATGACTACTCCTACACCGTTGACCAGGCGCGTTCGGCTGGTGAGCTGTACCTGACGGAGAACGAGATCGACACGCTGACGCCGGTTCGCACTTCGGCGTTCAGCATCGTCCCGACGGCCCCGGCGTGTACGCCGTGCCCGCCGTGAGCGGGCCGAGCGCAGCGCTGGCTTCGGGCCGCACCGCGCACCTGGCGGTGATGCTCGACGCCTGCACCGTCACGCGCGCCGGGACGCAGACGTTCGACGAGTCCACGCGCCTGTACACGCAGGGGCCGCCGACCACGGTCTACACCGGCCCGTGCCGGGTGAAGCCGTGGCGCGGCAACGAGGAGCACGCGGCGGAGGCCGAGGTGGCGGTCTACCGCTACCAGCTGCGGTTCCCGCTGACCGCCGCCTCGCCGCAGATCGACCGCAAGGACACGGTCACGATCACCGCGAGCACCCATCCGGCGATGGTCGGGAAGGTGCTGACGGTCACCGAGCCCGAGGTGAGCACGACCGCGACCGCGCTGACCGTCATCGCCGAGCTGGACTCCTGATGGCCGACGATCTCGGCGACCTGCGGAGGCTGGTCGCGGACCTCAGCACGGCCCCGGAGCGTCTCACCGGCGCTATCGATCGCGTGGTCGAGAAGGGTGCGCTGAACATCAAAACCGACTGGCGCGGCGCGGTTGGCGGCAGCGAGCACTTCAAGCACCTGCAGTTCGCGCTCGGCTACGACCGGATCCGCGGTGTGGACTTCCTCGGCGCTGACATCGGCTACGACAAGGCGCGCGTCCAGGGTTCGCTCGGCAACATCGACGAGTTCGGCACCGCGGACAAGCCCGGCCGTCTGGCTGGTCAGCATGCCCTCGACGCCGAGGAGCCGAGGTTCCTCGCGGCCCTCGAAGACGCGGCGGAGAGGTCGGTGCTTCCGTGACCTCGACTCCCGCCAAGGCCGGTCCGCACGTCACCGCCGTTGTCGCCCTGCTGGACGACGGGCTTCAGGCGCTGCCGGTTCCCAGCCCGATCCACGCCCACTACGGCAAGCGGCCGTCGGATGACCGGACGTGCGTGGTGGTGTACGGCGACCCGGGCGACCTTTCGGGGCCGCTCGGCGACCGCTACCGCGACATCGAGCTTCTGTTGCAGGTGACCGCCGTCGGCGAGGGCCCGGAACAGGCCGCCGCATTCGCTGACGACGTCACCGCGCTGCTGCTCACCGATTCCCCGCCAACCGTGGCCGGGCGCCGGGTGTGGCCGCTGTGGCGCGTCGCCAAGCAGCAGGGCCGTCGCGACGACACCGTCATGCCTCCGCTGTGGGTCGTCACGGCTCAGTACGCAATCCATTCCGAACCCGCCTAAGGAGATCATCCCGTGGCTTTGCTCACCGTCAATTCCGTGGTCGCGGCGGGACTTCTCGCCGCGCCCGTGGCCGCTTCCGGTGGCGGCGACACCGTGCAGCTCTCGCCGATCAACGATGACCGCACCGTGTTGCAGGTCACCAACGGCGGCGGCTCGCCGATCACCGTGACCCTCGTCGACCCGGGCTCGACCCCGGCCGGCAACACCACGACCGCGCCCGCAGTGTCCATCGCCGCCGGCGCCACGCGGTTCTTCCCGCTGAACCCGAACCTGGTCAACCCGGCGACGGGACTGCTCAACATCACCTATTCGGGCGTCACCTCCGTGACCGCCTTCGTCTTCCGCCGGTAAGGAGAGCCAGCCATGTCCGACCTCTTGACCGACGGCAACACCAAGGTCGTGTTCTGCACGGCCATCGCGAACATCCACGCGCCGACCACGACCGAGCTGAACGCGGGTACGGCGCTGGAGTCGCTGATCACCCCTGACGGCCTGAAGATCGACGCTTCGACGGACTCCGTCGACACCTCGAACCTGGCCAGCACGTTCAGCACCACCAGCGCGGGTCGGCGCAAGTTCGACATCGCGATCACCTTCAAGCGGCAGACGCCGACCGACACCGCGTTCAACCTGTTCCCGTACCGGACTTCCGGGTTTCTGGTGGTGCGGCGGAACCTGACGTCCACCACGGCGTGGGCCAGCACGCAGACGGTCGAGGTGTACCCGGTCCAGACCGGCACCCGGCAGCTGGTGTCGCCGGCGGCGAACGAGGTGGCGAAGTTCATCAGCACGATGATGGTGACCTCCGACGCGGACGACGCGGCGGTCATCGCGTGACGCAGGACAAGGCCGGCGGCCAGGACATCAAGAAGATCCTGGCCGCGGCCAGGGCGCGGGAGACGACTGTCGCTGTTTGTCTGGCCGGCGACCTGGCGGCCGAGGCCGACCGGCTCACGGCGGAACTGGACCGGCTGGGCGAACCGGGGGCGGCGCGCTCGTCGCTGGCGGACGTGGACCCGCGGGCCGCGCTCGTCGCCGACCTCGACACCGTGATCGAGCTGATGCGCTCCAACGAGGTGACTTTCCGCTTCCGGAAGATCCCCGACAAGGAGTACTCGGATCTCGTTGCCGCCCACCCGAGCGAGGACGAGGACGAGGCGTGGAACGCGGACACGTTCCCGCCCGCGCTGGTTGCCGCGTCCTGCATCGATCCGGCGATGTCCGATGAGGACGTGGCCGAACTGTGGGACGTGTTGCCGTTCGGCAGTCGCATCCAGCTCGGCAACGCGGCGTACAACGCTTGCAGGGGTGGCGCAGTCTCAATCCCTACCTCGCGCGCCGTCTCCGCGACTCCTCCGAGCTCCGACGCGAGGTAGAGGCGGCGCGAGCCTGGGGCGTGCCCCGGAGCGTCTTCATGGGCCGCGCTGTGCGGCCCGGCGAACCGCTGTGGACCGAAGAGGACCGGGCTTTTGCTTTGGCGCTGCTGGTCCACGAGTCGGAGCAGTGCTCCGGTTGCGGCCGGCCCCGCGGCGAGACGACCGATCCGAAGATGGACGGCATGTACCGGGCCGTCGCGATGCGCTGCCACGGCTGTGCGGCAGTGGCCAGGGCGTCGAAGAACAACGACCACGAGCCCGAAGGCCTGTACTTCACCGTGACTCCCGCCCACGCGCATCGGAGGTGAACCCGTGACGGATCGCAAGGTCAAGGTCAGTCTCGAGGTCGGTACCTCCGGTGCCATCCCCCCGCTGAACGCTGTTTCCGCTGCCGCGCTGAAGCTCGAGCTGTCGCTGAAGCAGGAGGCCGCGACGGCCAAGAAGGCCGCCGTGGAAACGGTGAAGGCGGCGCAGCAGATTGCCATCGCCGAGAAGCAGGCTGCTCTTGCAGCGACCGAGGCTGCGGCCAGGATGGTCGAGGGCGACGAGGCGCAGGCGGCAGCGCAGAAGGCTGTTTCGCTGGCCAGTAAGGAGCTGGTGGCACAGCAGAAGGTCGCCGCCAAGGAGGTTGCTGCCGCTGAGCGGGAAGCCGCGACGGCCGGCAAGGAAGTCGTCGTCACGCAGAAGGCAATCGAGGACCAGTCCAAAAAGACGTCCGAGGCCTACACCAACAGCGGCAAGCGGATGATGGTGGCGGGAGCGGCACTGCTCGGCGTTTTCGCGCTGGCCGAGAAGGCCACGACAAGCTTCGACACGGCCATGTCCGGTGTGGGGGCTGTCGCGAATGCCACCGCTGTCCAACTGGGACAGCTGCGTACCGCCGCCCTGGCTGCTGGCCGCGACACGGCCTACACGGCCACCGAGGCCGCCGATGCCGAGGGCGAGCTGGTCAAGGCCGGCGTGTCTGTCACTGACGTCCTCAACGGCGGCTTGAAGGGCGCGCTCTCCCTCGCCGCCGCCGGACAGCTCAGCCTCGCCGACTCGGCGACCATTAGCGCAAACGCGATGAACGTCTTCGGGCTCAAGGGTGCCGACGTCGGTCACATCGCCGATGTGCTGGCCGCCGGCGCGAACAAGAGCGCGGCCGGTGTGCAGAGCCTCGGCGCGGGCCTGGGCCAGGCCGGTCTCGTGGCTGCGCAGGCGGGGTTGAAGCTCGAGGATACGACTGCCGTCCTGGCTGCTTTCGCCGACCGCGGCCTTGAGGGTGTGGACGCGGGGACGTCGATGAAGACGATGCTCGAGCGTTTGACCGCGCCCACGGGTGCGGCGGCGGACGCGATGAAGACGCTGGGTATCAACGCTTACGACTCGAGCGGGAAGTTCGCCGGGATCGTGTCGGTGGCCGGGCAGTTGCACGACAAGCTAGGCGCGCTGTCGGAGGCCCAGCGCAACCAGGCCCTCTCGACGATCTTTGGTTCCGACGCCATCCGCGGCGCAACCGTGCTGTACAACCTGGGTGCCCAGGGGATGCAGGGCTACATCGACTCGGTCAACGACTCCGGCGCTGCCGGGCGCATGGCCGCGATGCAGATGAACAACTTGTCCGGCGACTTGAAGCAGCTCCGCGGCTCGATCGACACCGCACTGATCCAGGGCGGTTCGGCTGGCAACGACGCGCTGCGCAGCCTGACACAGTCAGCCACGGGCGCCGTGAATGCCTTCGCCGCGCTGCCCCGGCCGCTTCAGGAAGTTGCCGTCGGCCTGGCCGGCGGCGGCGGTGCCTCGCTGCTACTGGTGGGCGGCCTGACGACTGCGGCCGGCAAGGTCGGCACGATGCGCAAGGCGCTGGCCGAGATGGAGGAGACGGCTACCGGCGCCCGCGGCGCGCTGGCCAAGGTCGGCACCTTCATGACCGGCCCCTGGGGACTGGCGATCGCCGGCGCCACTGCGGTGCTCGGTATCTTCGCCAGCTCGCAGCACAAGGCCACGATCGAGGTCGCCGACTTCAGCGACGCCCTGAAGGAGGACGGCGACGCCCTCGGGCAGCACACTGCGGCAGCGATCGCCGCCAGCCTGTCGAGCCAGAAGGTGTACGACATCTTCACTAAGGCCGGTATCTCCATGGACACCGTTACCCAGGCGGCCATGGGCAACGCCGCCGCCATGAAAATCCTTCAGGATGCCACCGACGCGGCAGGCGCCAGTACTTCGAAGATCATGGGTCGTGGCCAGGCCGCTCCAAACAATCCCCAGGCCGACGCGATGCGCGCGAACCTGGACATCATCAAGGCCACAGCCAACGGCTTGCACGACCAGCAGCATGCCCAGCTTCAGGCGACCGCGGCCCAGCAGGCCGCAGCCTCGTCCGCCACTGATGACGCCTCGGTCCAGGCCCGGCTTGCGCAGGCGGCGAAGGAGTACGCGACCGGCCTGATGCAGCGCACCGCGGCCTCCCGTGCCGCAGCGCAGGCCGCTGAAGCCGATGCCTCGGGCACGAAGGATGCGACCGGCGCCGTGAAGGGCGCGACGTCGGCGACGAAGGTCAATGAGACCGCCACGAAGGCCAAGACCGCCGCGCAGAAGGCCGCGGCCACCGCGGCCAAGGACGCAGCGAAAGCGAGCTCGGCGGATGCGAAGGCGTCCGTGGCGGCGGCGAACGCGGCCGACCAGGGCTCTTACGCCAACTCCACGGCGGCCGGCGCGGCGAAGTCCGCATCGGAGGCGACGAAGGACAAGACGCGGGCGCAGAACGCGGATGCCACCGCGAGCAACGCCGCCGCGAGGGCCGCGAAGGCCGCGGCGAAGGCGCACGGCGAGGACGCCCGGGCTGCGGCATCGCATGCCCAGGCTGCGTCTGCCGACGCCGAAGCTTCGCGCGAGGCGGCACTGACCCATCAGTTGGGGATCGAGGCCCTGAAGGGTTGGGCAGCGGCTGCCGCCGACACGTCCCACACCACCGACACCCTGAGCGATTCGGTCACGGCCGAGGTTGCCGCGATGAAGGACGCCCAGGCCGCCGCCAGCGGGCTGAAAGACGGCCTCGACGCCCTCGACGGGGTCCACATCTCAGCCGGCCGCGCTGCTGTCGACGTCCAGAACAAGATCGCTGATCTGACGAAGACCTTGCATGAGAACGGCAAGACGCTGGACATCACCACCCAGGCGGGCCGTGACAATACCAGCGCGATCTACGATGCCGCCGACGCGATCCTCCAGCACGCCCAAGCAGTCACGCAGGAGACCGGATCCGTCTGGGCTGGGAACAAGGCGCTCGAGGCGAGCCGGACCGAGTTCGACAAGGTCTTGAAGCAGGCCGGCCTGACAACAGACGAGATCCAGAACTTCAACGACACATTGTTGGCCATCCCGCCGACCGTCGGCGTCACTATCGACGTCAACACCGTCAAGGCTCTTGCGGAACTGAAGCAGTTCAAAGACGCTGCCGGAAACCTCACAGCCATTCACATCGGCGGCACGACGGGGCGGGCCGGACTGGCAACCGGTGGCCGGGTTGTCGGCGCGGGCACCACCACCTCCGACAGCATCCCGACGAATCTCTCGCGTGATGAGTACGTCATCAAGGCCTCGGCTGCCGCCCGCATCGGCTATGCCGAGCTGGACCGGCTGAACTTCGGCGGCGGCGTCCCGACGATGGTCCGGCCGCAGTACGTCGCCGCCGTCGGCGGCACCACGGCGCACCACGCCGCCGCTGCGGCCACCGTCAGCGCCCCGCAGCTCGTGCTCATGCCCGGCGCTGACTCGGCAGTGGCCACGATGATCAACAAGCTCATCAACACCGGCCAGCTCGTCATCAAAAGGTAGGCACCTGTGGTCGGTATACCCATCCTCACCTCGCAGTTCGCCGATCTGCGCCTTGTGGTCGAGTTCGCCTACGGCGTCCCGCCCGGCACCGACGGGCCGTGGACCGACGTCACCGCGGACCTGCGCGCCTCGGGGGTGTCCATCATCCCGGGCCGCGGCGACGAGGCCAGCAAAACTCAGCCGGCGCAGTGCGGCTTCATCCTGGGGAATGCCTCCGGCAACTACTCGCGCGGCCCGCAGTCGCCCAACACGGGCCTGCGCAAGAACATGCCGTGCCGTGTCCGGGTGCTGCTCAACGGCGTCACCGACCTGGAGTTCCAGGGCGAGACGGTCGGGCTGACACCGGCGTGGGACGACACCGGCAAGGTCGCAACCGCTGTGGTGACGGCGGCCGGGACCCTGCGCCGCGTCGAGGCGGGCGACGAGGCGCTGGGCTCGGCGATGCGCCGCTACGTCCTGGCGCAGTCCGGCGTGGTGGGCTACTGGCCGATGGAGGAGGGCTCCACGGCCACGACGTTCGCTTCCGCGCTGCCCGGCGGCCCGGCCATGACCAGCTCGACCGGGCTGCCCAAGCCGGGCAGCTACAGCGGCTTCGTGGCTTCCGCCGGCGCGCCGACATTGGGCGCCGAGATGTACACGGCATCCTGCGCGGGAACCGGCAGCGTGAACCCGGCGGGCCAGATCTGGATGCTGGTCAACATCCCGCCGTCGACCCTGACGGACCAGACGCGCATCGCCTCGATCAACGTCGAGGGTGCGGGTATCAGCCGTATTGATCTGCTGTACGGCACGGCATCGAGCGGCAGCTTCGGCATGAGCGCCTACAGCGGCACGACGCTCCTGAACAACACCGTGACCGGCGTGGCGGGAGGCGCCAACGGTCAGGACGTGCTGCTCGGGATCGACTGGAGCTACTCCATCAGCGGCCTCAGCCTGACGCTGCACGCCGGAGGACTGGAGTTCAACCCGGGCGTCACCGGTTCATCCCTAACCGGCGGCGGCTCATCGCCCATGACCGCAGTCGACTCGATCTTCATTGCGCCGGATTCGAACTGCTCGGGGATGTCGATCGGGCACCTGTACATGACGAACACCGCGGTGGGCGTGGGCGTCACGTTCACCGTGCCGCAGGCGGCGATCGCGTTCGTCGGCGAAACCCCCACCGACCGCATCACGCGGCTGTGCGCCGAGCAGGGCGTGCCCGTCACCGTCACCGGCGCCAGTGTCCAGACGATGGGACCGCAGACCAACGCGACGTTCTCAGCGCTGCTGCGCGAGTGCGAGTCCGTCGATCTCGGTGTGCTCTTCGACGGCTTCGGTCCAGGCCTGGGCTACATCGCCCGCGATTCCCGCGAGAACCAGCAACCGACCCTCATACTGAACGCCGCGGCCGGGGACATCGTGGCCTGCGACCCGCTCGACGACGACTTCGGCGTGGTGAACCGCTTCCAGGCCAGCCGGACCGGCGGATCCACGGTTCTCTTCGAGGACACCACCTCGGCCCTGTCGACGACCGCCATCGGCGACCACCCGGGGTCGGAGACCATCAACTGCCAGACCGACGATTACCTGGCCCACTACGCCTCGTTCCGCGTGAACCTCGGCGAGGTCAACGACTACCGGTATCCCAGCCTGTTGCTGGCCGTTCACAGCGCACCGCGGATCCTGGCCGGCTGGCTGGCCACCGCCATTTCCAGCCGTATCGACGTCAAGCACCTCGCCGACGTCCGGGTCAGCCAGGACCCGAAGGACTTGTCCTTCATGGTCGAGGGCTGGAGCCAGACCATCACCCGTGAGACCTGGACCATCGCGGTGAACTGCACGTCATACGACCCGTGGCGCATCGCCGTGTGGGCACAGACGACAGGTGATACCGGTGAGTTCATCGCGCGCGGGGATCCCGATGGCTCGACCGTATCCGGGCCGGTATCGCCCGGCGCGCCGTCGCTGACGGTGGCCACGCCGTCCGGGCCGCTGTGGACGACCGCGAGCGATGATTTCCCGCTCTACCTGGACGTCGGTGGCCAGCAGGTGACATGCACTGCCATCTCCGGCGCGTCGAGCCCGCAGACGTTCACCGTCACGTCAACATCCCTACGCATCCCCGACCAAGCCGCCGTCACCGTTTGGCGCAATCCGCGCCTCGGCCTGTAGGAGAACGGATCCCATGGCAATCCTGGCAGGCCAGAAGATCAGGGCCTCGGACATCAACTCGGCCCTGTCCGCCATCACGGCCGTCACCCCACAGCTCATCGGCAGCCAGTCGGTGACGTCCGGCACGCTGTCGTCGCTGACCGTCTCGCTGACCGGAACCTGGAGTTCGCTCCTGGTGCGTTGGGTCGGCCGGTCCGACGACGCGTCGACGGCCAAGGGCGCGAACCTCACGTTCAACGGCGATACCGCCGCGCACTACCTGTGGATTCAGAGCGAGGCCGCGAACACGACGCTGACCAGCAGCGTGAACGGCGCGCTCACCACCTCGATCCACATCGGCACGATGCCGGCCGCCTCGGCCACGGCAAACTTCTTCGGCCACGGTGAGTTCACCGTTGGCGGCCCGAACAACAGCAGCGTTTTCAAGGTGGCGGTTGCGGAGGCCAGCGGCTACACCACGGCCACCGACGTCCGCCTGGGCGTGTACGGCGGCCAGTGGAGCAGCACGGCCGCCATCACCTCGCTGACGCTGACCCCGGCCGCCGGAAACTTCACGGTCGGTTCCAAGCTCAGCGTCTACGGCATGCCCTAGGAGCGCCATGCTCGGTTACGACTACACCGAACGCATCGACCCAGCGGCGCTGGTTGCTACCGGGTGCGCCGCGGTCTTCCGCTACACCACGCGGCCGAGCTGGCCCAAGTCCATCACCCGGGCCGAGGTCGCCGAGCTCGGCAGGATCCGGATGCCGCTGGCGTGCAACTTCGAGTCCACCGCGAACCGCATGCGCGGCGCGGCGCCGGCTGGGCACGCCGACGCGGTCGAGCAGTCCGGGAACCTGGCCATGCTGGGGATCCCGCCGCAGGCCGTCCGGTCCTGGTTCTCTGCTGACTGGGATGTGCAGCCCGGCGAGGTTTCCGCGGTCCTGGACTACCTGCATGCAGCGGCTGACGTCCTCGGCGGCAAGCGGTTCGTGGGCTGTTACGGCGGACTGCGCGCGGTTTCCGCGGCGATGGACGCCGGGTTCGCCGGGTGGCAGACGGTGGCCTGGTCCGGCGGCCGGTGGGACCCGCGCGCGGTGGCCCGCCAGACCGGCCAGCAGGTCACCGTCGCCGGTGTCCGGGTGGACGTGAATCAGATCATCGACTTGGCTGGCCTCGGAACGTGGGGCGGCCTGACCTTCGGAGGCAGCATGGGCACGATCCCCGCAACGATCGGCCAGAAGTGGCCGGAGATCGCCGCGGACTTCCCGGCGAACGGCCAGTTCGACAACGACACGGCCCTGATCTACGGCGACGCCGGGGCTCGCGCCGCGGCCCTGTACGCCAAGCAGGCCCGCGACGCCGTCAACGCGCTGGCGGCCAAGCTGCAGCAACCGCAGGTCGACGTGAAGGCTCTCGCTGCAGCACTGGCGCCGCTGCTGCAGGCGGGCGCGACTGCAGACCAGATGGCGACCGCCGTGGTTTCGCACCTGGCGACAACACTGGCGAAGGGCTGACCGCCATGGACATGAAGCACCTGCAGGCCCAAGCCCTTCGCTTCGCCCGCATCACCTTTCTGGCACTGGCCGGGCAGCTGCTTGTCCTCGGCCACTGGCCCGGCTGGTCAGCACTGTGGTCGCTGGCGATCGGCGCCGTCGAGACCGCGGTCCGCCAGATGTACCCGACCACCTCGATCTACGACGCGCCGTCCGCGCCGGAGCCGAAGAGCACCGCGCCGGGGGGTGTCGGTGGCCAATGAGATCCTGGTCTGGATCGGCCCACGCGGACGCCACCGGTCGCCGGGGGAAGCCCGAAGCCGCACGAAGGCGGTGAGACGCCCGATGCGCAACCTCGCACTGCTGCCCCGGTGGCTGCGATTCTTCGCCGAGCCGTTCGAGCCGCCGCTCGCAGCCTCCGCGGTCGCCTCCGGTACCGCCGTCGAGTGGGGCGGTGTCCTGCCGCCCTCGCTGGCCGCCCAGCTCACGCCATGGGAGGCGCGAGTTTGGGGCGTGCTGCTGATCGCAGGCGGCCTGGCAACGCTGTGGGCCCGCTGGCGCATCAGCCTGTGGCAGGTTACCGAGCCATCGGATGCGGGCCTGATCCTGGCGTGCCGCTTCGAGATGGTCGGGATGATGCTGCTGGCTACCGCGAGCCTCACCTACGGGCTGGCGATCCTGGCGGTTGGGTTGGTGGCGTTGCAGGCGGCGGCGTTCACACTCGCGTGGGGTGGTGCGTGCGGCGTGCGGGCGTGGATCGTGTCGCGGCAGGTGAGGCTGTTCGCCGGGATCAAGCAGCGGGCGGGCGCTGGTCCCGATGTCTGACTGGTCGACGTATGTACTGGCGGCGCTGACCGGCGGCGGCGGTGCATCGCTGGTTCCCGCCGTCAAGGCGCTGCCGGAGTGGCGCCGGCACCGGAGGGAAGAGCGGGAGGCCGAGGCGGCCGAGGAGCAGTCACAGCCGCTACGGGCCCAGGCCCAGGCTCAGGTACTCGGCGCGACCGACCAGGCGCTGATCATCCACCAGAGGTCGATCAACACGCTGAAGGCGGAAGTCGAAGACCTCCAGCTGCGCCACTCGTTGCAGCAGAAGGAATCCGATGACCAGATCAGGCAGCTTACGGACGAAAACCGCCAGCTCAACGAGGAAATGACGCGGCTGAATAAGCACATCGCGCAGCTGTATCGGACGATGGGGGAGATGGCCGAGGAGCTGCGCGGGTACCGGACGGCGTCGGGGCAGTAGACTGATGGACGAGTAACCCGAGTACGAGCCTTGGTGCAGGCGATCGTCACGGACAGCGGCCCGGCCCCCTTACGTGGGGCCGGGCCGCTTCGTCGTGTCCGGGCTCAGCCGAGTGTCATGTCCGCGGCGCCGATCTGGTCCGCGCTGAAGACCTGCGTACCGCGGTGGCTGACGGTCACGGTGTAGGACGTGCGCCCGGCCGGGACCTTCACGTCGAAGCCGAACTCGCAGCCGCCGCCGGTGACCTGGCCGGCCTGGAGCTGCCCGACGGCGAGGGTTGCGCCGGTGTCGTCGCCGATGGTGACCGCTGTGCCGGGACTGATGTCCGAGTATCCGTCGCCGGCGGTGCAGCCGGTTCCGTCGCCCTCTTTGTACGCGCCTTGGGCCAGCGTCAGGCTGCCGTGAACGGTGACGGTCTTCTTGCTGGCCGTTCCGCTGCCGTGCGCGGCGTATCCGGCCCCGAAGCCGGCCGCGAGTGCGACGACGGCGACCACGGCGACGATGGCCGGCGAGATGCCGCGCCGTGCCGGTGCTGTCGCGACGGGCGTTTCGTACGTGGCTGTAGGCGGTGCTCCGGTACTGAACCGCGCGGCGTCCTGGTCGTTGTCCACGAGCTCTCCCCTTCTCGCAGGTTGCTGAGACGCTGAGAGTACGCGGTGCGCCCGGTGATCGGTAGCGAACGGACGTGCGAACGGGTTGGGTCCGCCGCCGGAAGCCTTGGTCGGAGCAGACGGCGGACCCGTCGTGCGATCAGGAGACGTCCTGCCTTCGCATCTATCTAGTGTTCGCGGGCCCGGCTTTTCGTTTTCACGCTCGCTAGCGAACGGACCTGCGAACGCCCGGCCGCTCGGGCCGGGCGCTACTGCCTGGATCAACGTTAACAATGTCAACGATGGTCGCCGCCCTACTCCCCGACCCCCTCGTTCAGTTCCCGCCGGCACCAGTTCGTCGACACCGCGACCAGGTACGTGTGCGGGTACGTGGCCGCACCGTGCCACGTGGCCATGACGTCCTCGTAGCGCGGCACGGGCTCGCCCCGGTGGAAGCACTGCACGACCTCCCACTCCCAGCGCTGCATCGGGTGGGGCCAGCTCTGGCAGCCCGGGCGCAAGCACCGACGCATCTCGTGGTGCATCTTGGCGGGGAGCTCCGGCGGCGGGTAGGGGATCTGCTCGGTGGTGAGCGTCGGGTCCGTCGCCGGGGCTCGCACGGTGCCTCCCTAGTCGCGCTTGGGGATGCGGCCGGACCCTCCGCAGGTGTAGCAGTCGGTCTTGCGGGTCTGGCCCTTGTCGTTGGTCTCGATGACCCAGCCCTGGCCGCCGCATCCGGCGGGGGCGGGCGGGCAGGGATCGGTCTCGTTCTTTGCCATGGTTGCACTCCGTAACTGAGTTGTCTGCGGAAACGTATGTTCGAGCTCTGACTACAGCGTGCCCTTGCCACCGCACGGCTTGCATGGGCCGGTGACCGGCTTGGTCTCGCCCTTTTCGTTGGCCACCATGCTGGTCACCTGCCCTTCGCCGCGACACGCAGTACACGTTTTCATCTTGGCGTGGTCATTCCACGTACCGCTGTCGTCCGTAGCCACCCGATCAGTATCGCAGCGCACTGAAACAGAGCGAAACCGCTTGCTGTCAGAGAGTATTCACCTGTCGTTCATGTGGGTTGTTTCGCAGGGTTCAACAGCCTGAATTCGGCTACAGTACCCACATGTTAGTTCCTGACAAACGCCCGGTCAGAGCCGTGATCTACTGCCGGATGTCCCTGGCCAAGGACGGCGACACCGCGAAAGTGCAGCGGCAGGAGAAGCGCTGCAGGGCCCTGGCCAAGCGCCTTGGCTGGGACGTCGTGCACGTCTACTGCGACAACAACAAGTCGGCGTGGCAGCGGAACCGGCTGCGGCCCGACTGGGACGCGATGCTGGCCGCGATCGAGGGCGGCCAGGTCGACGCGGTCATCACCTACCACGGCGACCGGCTGATCCGGCAGCCCTGGGACCTGGAGAAGCTGCTGAACCTGGCCGACGGCCGCGGGATCAGACTCGCCTCGCCGACCGGCACCCACAACCTCGACGTCGCCGACGACCGCTACCATCTGCGGCTCGACGTGGCCAAGGCGTGCAACGAGTCCGACACGATCGCCCGGCGCACCCGTGACGCGCATGCCGACCGGGCGGCCAGGGGCAAGCCGCGCCGGGGCGGCTACCGCTCGTTCGGCTACAAGCGGTCGGGGAAGGTCCACGAGGCCGAGGCCGCGGAGTACCGGAACGCGGTGGCGCGGCTGCTCGCCGGCGAGTCCATCGCGTCGGTGACGCGGGACTGGAACGCGCGCGGCGTCAGGACGACGCCGGGCAACGAGTGGGTCTACACGTCGCTGGCCGGGATGCTGCGCAACCCGCGGTATGCCGGGCTGTCGGTGTACCGCGGGGAGGTTGTGGGCGTCGGGAAGTGGCCGGCGTTGGTGGAGCGGGAGACGTGGGAGGCGCTTCAGACGGTGCTGGCCGCGCGGTCCGCGCAGCACGGGCCTGCGGCACCGTCGAACCGTGCGCGCCACCTGCTGTCGGGCATCGCCGCGTGCGTGACGTGCGGAGGCGTGCTGCGGGCGCATCACGGCGCCAGGCAGCTGGCGTACAAGTGCGACGCGCAGGAGTGTGTGCAGCGGGTGCGGCGGAACATGGGGCACCTGGACGAGTACGTGGTCGGCGCCGTGCTGGCGATGCTGTCCGATGAGGCGCTGGCGGCCCGGTTGGACGCGGCGCGGTCGGGCGAGGGTGCTGCGGCTGCGGCGGAGCTGGCGAGGCTGGAGGCGAAGCGGCGGCAAACGGTGGCAGAGTTTGCCGACGACGACGGCGTGAGCGCTTCGGATCTGCGGGGTGCGCTGGCGGGGCTGGACGCCAGGATCGCGGGGGTGCGGGACCGGCTGGGGAAGTTGGCCGGCGCGCATGTGCTGGATGGGTGCGTGGGGCTGTCCCGTGAGGGCTGGGACGGTCTTCCGCTGGATCGGCGGCGGTCTATCGTGCGCGCGCTGGTGCGGGTAGAGGTGGGGCCAGCGCGGCGGGGGCCGGGCTTCGATGAGCTGTCGGTGCGGGTGTTACCTGCCTGAGCCGGTCCTCCGTTCTCCGGGTGATCGCCGGTGGTGGCACATGTGGAGGCGGAGGATTAATGCCTCCAGTGCTGCCAGGTCGAATCCTCCGCTTCCTTGGACGAGGCGGAGGTGTGGGCCGTCATCTTCCGCAACCGCCGTGTCGGCGATGAGGTCGGCGATTTCGGTGAGGAGCTGCGCTTGTATGTCAAAGCGCTGCGACAGCCTTCGCATTTGAAGGCTTTGGTAGAGCCACCCCGCGGTCAAGACGGTAATGGCCACTGTGATCGTGAGCATTTCCATCCCGGGGACGATGGCACTGTTTGAACGATCTGTCACGCCCCTTTAGAGTTTTCTCTCTGCTCGTTTACCTCTTTCGGGTGACGCCGCGTTGCCCTGGCCTCGGCCGCTCTGATGACAGCCAGAATCAGCTCCCGGTCCGCTGGCTCGTAGCGGGCGAGAGCTCTCTCGTCGATGGGCAAGCGGCCTGGCGGCGAGTGCTCGACGCGGGCCGGCTGGGGCTTGCCGCCTTCGAGGATCGCCTCAACTGAACCCGGTTCCCACTTGAGGGTTCGCTCGATGAGCACGTACCTGTGCCGTTCGGGGGTAACCCCCTGTTTTTCCCAGCTCACCCAGGCACCGCGCCTAACGCCCGCTTGTCGCGCGGCCTCGCTCTGACTAAGCGCGATCTCTTCGCGTCGCTGCCTCATGTGGCTGCCGAGGGATACAGAACCGGTCACAAAGCTACATCTTGGCAGTCCAGTTCTGTACAGTCCAGTACTGCGTACAGAACCGGCTAGGAACATACAACGAGATCGGGCAGACTCGTTGACCGCAACTGTACGAAGCTGTACGGTCTGAGTATGGGCGAACAGGAACTCCGACCGACGCCGAACGTGCGCATCAACCGAGACAGACTCCGGCGGCGCCGTCAGCTCGCGGGCTTCAACCAGGCGCGACTCGCCGAAGAGACCGGCCTGAGCTTCAGCTACATCGGGCACATCGAGCGCGGCATACGGCCTCGGGTCAGTCCCGAGGTGCTGGGTCTCCTGTCTGACGCTCTCGGTATCGAGGACCGCGCCGAGCTCATCGACGACGGCAACAACACCGACGAGGACGCGGCCTGATGCTGCGCACCCTCGAAGAGATACGCGAAGCCGGAGCGCGTGCGGTCGCGAACTTCCCGCCGCTCACCGCGCGGCAGATCGACACGATCGCCCCGCTCATCAACCCGGCCCTCGTCATGGTCGCCCCGGCGGCCAACCCCGCGAGCACCCCCAGGGTCGTCCCGCTTCCGCTGGCGGCCTGACAAGAAACGAGCCCGCGCCTGCGTGAACAGGCCGGGCTCCGGACCACCTAAGTCTCAACAGAGAGGTGATCAGTAATGAGTGTATCGCTCCGCCCCCGCACCAGAAAGAACCGCGTCCCGCACGTCGAGACGCTCCGCCAGCCCATCGCGGGTCCGGCGGCCGTCTTCGACTGGGGCTCCCCGCTCCCGCCGATGAGCATGACCCACATCGCCGCGCTCCCCGAGCCCGAGTGGGCCCGCCCGGTCTACACCAGCCGTCACCGGCTGCCGCTCGGCTGGGCGCGCACCGTCGACATGGTCGCCGTGGCCTCGTCCCGCGCCACCGTCGCCGAGAACCTGACGGCCATCGCCGAGGAGCTGGACGGCCCGGCCGGGACCGCCGCGCAGATGTTGCTGACGGCACAGGTGGCGCGGCTCGTCGCTGAGCTGGCCGCCGCCGCGACCACCACGTGGGACCACCGCCCGCTCGGCGTGACCGCCGGCCGCGAACTCGGCGACGACGAGCCGACGCCCGCGCCCGTCCTGCGCCACTGGGGCGACCCGATCACCGACGAGGACCGCAACGCCGCCGCGCAGAAGGCCGCGACGCTCGCCTCGTGGCGCGGCAAGGGCCTGTCGGCCACCCCGGTGCCGCCGATCGGCCGCGACCCGTTCCACGAGCCCGGCAACCCGGCGTGCACCTGCATGCAGTGCAGCATCGCCGCCGCGGTGGCGCCGAAGACCGCCGCCGACGAGTCGTGGCCGTTCCTGTACAGCCCGGCCCAGCTCGACGGCACCGCCTGCGCCCGCTGCGGCCAGGAGTTCGCCGTCAACGAGCCCAACCGCCCGGTGGTGACGGACGAGTGCAACGAGCAGTTCGTGCACTCCGACCCCGCGCAGTGCGGGCCGGCCGTGGCGCCGTGGAACGACGCCGACGACGCCGGGATCGAGGCGGCCCGATGAGCGCCCCGCTCGGTATCTGTCGCGGCTGTGACGGCCGCACGCCCCTGCGCCGCATCAGCGGCAAGGTCCGCTGGCACGACGTGATCCACCCCATGGTGGTCCTGTCCGGCGACCTGGTCCTGCCCGGCGGCGTCGAGCGCTGCCCCGGTTCCGGCAAGGCCCCGAAGGTGCGCTCGAACATTCGTATCGTGCCGCTGGCCCACTGCGCGTACTGCTGGAGGGCCAAGCCGCTGTCCCGCAGCCCGCGTTACGTCGGTCTCGTCCGCTGGCACGTGTTCGTGGCATGGCCGGGTCTGACCGGCTGCCCCGGCACGCACAAGACCCCGGCGGGCGGTGCGTCGCTGTGAGCTTCGACGCCATCATCCAGTTGTTGCACGCCAGCGCCGACAACCGACGCTGCCGGGCTGCCGACGACCGGTACCGGGCCGCCAACCTGACCGAGCGAGCCGAACAGCACGACGACGTCGCGCAGCACCTCGACCTGCTGGCCGACGCGCTCGCGACCGGCCAGCTCACCAAGGACCAGCTGCGGGCGATCGTCACCGAGGCGAACTCCGACGCGCAGGACGCCACCGACGACGGCTTGCTGCCCGACCCGCTGGTGATGGACGCCGACGAGTACTACGCGTCCATCGTCGAGAACAGCACCTACACCGACGCGCAGCTTGCGGGCAACGCCTGCGGGATGTGCGGTCGAGAGTTCGGCCGCTACGAGGACATGCGCCCGTTCGTGACCGCCACGCGTGGCGAGCTGATGCAGCACTCCGACCCTGACGACTGCAAGGGAGCGGCGAAGTGACCGCCATCGACGAGACCACGACCGCCCCGTACGACCTGAAGCTGGCCGGCGACGTCATCGAGGGCCTGCGCGCCCTGGCCGACCTGCTGGAGGCCAACCCGGAGCTGACCGAGCACTTCCGGTACAACGACTCCTTCCGCAAGATCCACCTGCCGGTCAGCCACCACGACGACCCGCGCGCCTCCATGGCCGCCTGGGCCCGCGCCGGGAAGGCCGACCGCTACCCCGTGGCCAAGGACTACGACGGCCAGTGGGGCTCGGTCACCGTGACCCTGTCCGACGCCGTGAAGGTGTTCGCCTACGCCAAGCGCGAGCAGGTGTGCACGCGGGTTGTCACCGGCGTCGAGACCGTCACGGTCTCCGTCCCGGACCCGACCGTGGTCGTGCCGCTGGTCGAAGTCGAGAGCACCCGCGAGATCGTCGAGTGGCGCTGCGAGTCGCTGCTGGCCGATGGCGAGGCTGCGCGATGACCGCCGCCACGCTCCCCGCCGGAGTCGACACGCGGGCCGCCACGGCCCTGCTGTTCTCCTCCGAAGCGCGGGCCGAGGCCTTCAGCCTCATCTCCACCGACGACCTGTGCGTGATCGTCTGCGCCGAGTACGACCGCTGCGGTGGCGACCTGGACGCGGCCATGGCTGACATGCGATTCGAGCTCGCGCAGTACCCGGACACGGCGCCGCGCCACTACAACGACTGCGTCATCGCCGCGTCGCGGCTGACTGGAGTGCGAGCATGACCGCCCTCAACCAGACCACCGCGTTTGCCAAACTGCGCGAACAGTTTCCCGCCGCGAACATCGCCAAGCTGCCGAAAGTCTCGTGCTGGAACTGCACGCAGGCCGCCAAGAACAACAAGGGCGCCACCTGCAATGAGCACCGCAAGGCCAAGTGCGCCGAGTGCGGCAACTTCATCACCACCGGCCACATCCACTTGGACTACGTCGGCCACGCCGAGACCACGGCCCGGCTACTCGACGCGGACCCGGAGTGGACGTGGGAGCCGCTGGCATTCGACGACCGTGGCCTGCCCGCTGTGGACGGCTTCGGCGGCCTGTGGATCCGGCTCACCATCGCCGGCGTGACCCGGCTCGGGTACGGATCTGCGGACGGCAAGCCGGGCCCGAACGGCGTGAAGGAGGCCATCGGCGACGCGATCCGCAACGCGGCGATGCGCTTCGGCGTGGCGCTGGACTTGTGGGCGAAGACGGATCTGCATTCCGACGACCACGACAGCGGCCCGGAGCCGGACACGGCCCCGGAGCGTCCGGCGCGACGGGAGTCTGGCAAGTCCGACGACGAGTGGACCGCAAAGCCGTCGCAGATCCGCAACGCCGACAAGGGCCAAATCACGAACCTGGTGATGGAGTTCGAGAAGGTCGGCATCAAAGACCGCGACGAGCGTCTGCGGCTGGCCGTCGAGCACGTCGGGCATCCGCTGGCGACGTTCAACGACCTGACCGCCGCCGAGTGTGCCGACCTGAAGAAGCGGGTCCGTGGGGGCTGGCCGCACATTAACCCGGCCGTGCCGTCACCTGCGGCGGTGGAGACCGGCGAGGTGTACGCGGTCGTCGCGCAGCTCATCGCCGAGGCGCCCGGCCTGGAGGACCTGGGCCACGCGGGCGAGGACATCGCGAAGGAGAGGGACCGCGGGAACCTGACGCCGGGTGAGATCGCCTTGTTGAAGGACCAGTGGTCGAAGCGTAAGCGTGAGCTCGATGGCGCGATGGTGGGTGCGTCGGCATGAGCAGTCGCCTTGAGTATTTGGCGACGCGCGACGAGCGCGCGGCGGCGGCTTCGGCCGCCCCGCGCGTCACGGTCGCCGTCACGCTCGACCTCGACACGCTCACGCTGCTGCGCTTCCGCTGCCGCTACGACGCCGCGTTCAACCGCCGCCTGGAGGTCGTCGCGTTCGGCGAGTACGCCGGCCGCATCAGCCGCCTGCCGCTGGAGTCCGCCGTCCAGGCCGACCTGATCACGTGGGCCGTCGCGAAGTGGCCGCGTGTCGACTGGTCGCTCGACCACGACGTGCGGCTGTCCTGCGGGCACGTCACCGCGGCGCCTGAGGCGTGGGAGGACGGGTTCATCCCCGAGGACGACGGCGGGTTCGGGGAGCCGCGTCCGGCGGTGCTGCTGGCCGCCGGGCAGGCCGCGTGGGACACGCCGCGACCGTGGCCGCGCGCTGCCCTGGTCGAGTGGAGGCGGGCCGCGTGAGCACCGCCCGCAGCTATCGCATCCGGCTCGCCACCGCGGAGGAGCGCGAGGACCGCGCCCGGCGCGGCTGGCCATGCCCGTCAGAGGGCTGCACCGGGGCCGTCACGCACTTCACCGGCTTCGATTTCACGGCCGGGAACACGGGGCGGACCGGCGGCCGGAAGACCGCCGCGTGCACCGCGCACGCCGCACGCTTCGCGGCCCGACACGGGCTGAAGATGCCCGAGGAAGTGAGCGCACGATGACCCCCTACAGCCGCCGCATCGCCTTCGGCGTCGTCGCCCTGGCCGCCATGGCCGCGTTCGCCCGCTACGCCGTGGAGCGCACCCGCGGCGCCGACGGCGCGTCGTGGAAGCCGGTCGCCGTGCTGGCGTGGGCCTGCCTGTGGGTCGTCGCCGTGGCCGTCGTGGCCGCCGCCACGGTCCTGGGCGTCGGTGAGGTGCGGGGCGTCCGCGAGCGGCGCGCAGCGTGGCGCGGCCGCCCGGTGCCCGGCGAGGAGGGCAGCACCCGGCCGGCGGAGTCCACGGACCTGCCGATGGCCGTGCGCGCCACACGGTCCTGGTACGACGAGGAGCGCGAGTGGCTGCTGGCGAACGGCTGGCGCCCGGGAGGTGTCACCCGTCCGCGTCACGCCGCCACGCCGGCGACCGCGGAGATCCCGGTGGTGGAGACCACCGCCGAGATCGTGCGGCCGGACGACGGCGTGCCGGACCACTGGCGGCCGCCAGTGTCGCCGCCAGCCGAGGACGTGCCGCCGTCGCAGCGCGAGTACACCGACGGGCCCGGCCTGACCGTGGTGCAGCTCCACGGCCGCGCCGGCCAGCCAGCCAGCCCGGCGGCGTGGGACCTGTGGCCCTGGGAGCGTGCAGCATGACCCGGCAGGGGGACCCCGGCGTCCCGCTGAGCGCCGTGCAGCTGCGGATCCTGACGTGGACCGCCGAGGGCCTGTCCGCACCGGACATCGCCACGACGCACCACTACTCGCAGGACACGGTCAAGTCGCACCTGGTGCGTATCTACCGCCAGCTCGGCGCCCGCAACGCCGCTCACGCCGTGCACCTGGCGCACGGGCTCGGGCTGCTCGGCGGGGCGGACGGCACGACGGAGCGTGCGGCATGAGTGTTCTCACCTCCGTCGAGCTGTGCGCCGGCGCGGGCGGCCAGGCCCTCGGCATCGAGCGCGCGGGCTTCCAGCACGCAGCGCTGTTCGAGCTCGACCCGGACGCCTGCGCCACCCTCCGCCTGAACCGGCCGTGGTGGCCCGTTGCGCAGCAGGACATCCGCAGCATCGCTCTCCCGGGAGCTTGGGGCCTGAGCGGGCGCCGCATCGACCTGCTGGCCGCCGGGGTGCCGTGCCCGCCGTTCAGCATCGCCGGGCAGCAGCTCGGCGAGGAAGACGAGCGCGACCTGTTCCCCGCGCTGCTGCGGATCGCCGCCGAGATCCGGCCGTCCGCCGTGATGGTCGAGAACGTCAAGGGGCTGCTCCAGGCCCGCTTCGCCGGCTACCGGGAGCGGATTCTCCAGCAGCTTAAGGAGCTCGGCTACGTACCGGTGATGTGGTCGCGGCTGGATGCGTGCGACTACGGCGTGCCGCAGCTGCGCCCGCGGTCGGTGCTGGTGGCGCTGAAACCGGAGTTCGCCGACCGCTGGATGCCGCCGGCGCCGTTGTCGGCCCGGGTGACTGTTACTGAGGCGCTGGCGCCCTCCATGCACGACCGCGGCCTTCGCGGCCAGGCGTTCATGCGGTGGGGCGACAAGGCCCTGTGCGTAGCGCCGACGCTTGTCGGCGGGTCGAAGAAGCACGGCGGCCCGGACCTTGGACCGACGCGGGCGCGGGCCCGGTGGGCCGAGCTCGGCATCGACGGCCGCAGCGTGGCGGGCGATGGCGAGCCCGCGACGCTGAAGGGGCCGAAGGGCCGCGGTCCGCGGCTGACCGTCGCGCAGTGCGCGGTCCTCCAGGGCTTCCCGCCGGAGTGGCAGTTCGCCGGCGGCAAGACCGCGCGCTACAGGCAGGTCGGGAACGCCTTCCCGCCGCCCGTCGCGCACGCCGTCGCCGAGCGGATCGCAGCGGCGCTGACGCCCGCCTGAGACCGCCGTCGCGGCATCCTCCCGCCGCGTCGGCACGTCCCGCCGGACTCCCCTGCCGCGCCCAGCCCGCGCGGTGTCCGGCAGGACCGGCCGCCGCCCGCCCGATCCCCCCGACGGATGGGCGGCGGCCCCACAGACACACGACCGGCCCGCACGGGCCGTAGAGAAGGACAACCCATGACCGAGCAGAATCCGAACCGCCGCACGTACACCGTCGACCAGCTCGAAGATTTCGGCCTGCCCTGGGACAACGTGTTGGCCCGCTTCGGCGAGGACGAGCACCGCTGGTACATCAACTGGCAGATCGTCTTCCGCGACCCGGCCGACGACACCACGTGGGCCGTCACCAAGTCCGAAGACAAGGGCGAGATGGGCGCCCTGAACTGGTGGCACTGCTACGACAGCCGCGACGAGATCGTGGCGCGGCGCGTCGAGCCCCGCGAGGTCACCATCACGCAGTGGTTCGAGGTCAAGAACGAGACCGCCGGGACCGGTGTCTGATGGCCGAGGCCCACACGCCCGTCACCGCCCACCAGGTCGAGAAGCTGCGCAATCAGCTCGCGTTCCTGCTGCGCGACGGCCAGCACTACCGCGCTGTCCTGACCGACTCCGAGAGCTCCGACGGCGTCATGCTCGTCTGCACCTCGCCGGAGCACCCCGCTGACGACCAGCTCGCGCAGTGGGGCGTGTATGACTGCTGCGACCTCGACGTGTTTATGGAGCTGCACCACGAGAAGCGCGCCGCGTTCTTCGTCAGCGCGACCATCGCCGTCCCGGCGCTGCTGGCCGAGCGCGAGCAGCTGGCTGCCCGCGTGGCCGAGCTGGAGCGCGAGCGCGCCGCCCTGGCCGACGAGCTGGCCGAGGCCGAGCCCGAGTACACCGTCGGCGGTGCGTCATGAGCGCCAAGCAGCACGAATGCTTCAGCGTCACCTGCGACGTCTGCCAGGAGTCATACACGGACTCCGAGACGGACACCATCCTTCACTACGGGTCCAAGGACGAGGCGTTGAGCACCGCAGAGGACTACGAGTGGCACGTCGGTCCCGACGGCACGGCCATCTGCGACAACGAGGACGACGCCCACACGGCGGCGATTCTGGCCATGCACGCGGCGGGCGTGAATCCGGAGCACGGGTGCTGGGTGATGACCCGGAACGAAGAGGGCATGCCGTACAGCCACTGGCTGCGTCCCGACGACACCGCCGGGAGCGAGACGTGACCCGCCAGGGCGACGAGTCCGCCGCCGGTGCAGCCATGAACAGCGCCGACGTGCCGACCCCGCGCATCACCGACGCCATGCGCCAGCGCGCCACCACCGCTGTGCTGCACCGCCTCGGCACCTGGACCAACGCCGACGGCGTGCACGCCACGTACGAGTCCGCCGAGGTGCTGCGGGCGCTGTTCTGCACCACGCCCAAGCGACCGGGCAAGCGGCCCGCGCTGCTGGCGGTCAAGGCCATCCAGGCCGATCCCGCGTCCTCGCAGCACCCGCCGGAGGACATCGGCGCGTTCCGGTCGCAGGTGTGCGAGTGGGGGCGCGCGAACGGCTGGCCGGAGGCGTACAGCCGGCAGCCGCTGGACTCGGACATGCTCGCCGCGTACCGGGCAGCGCACGCCGGGGAGGGATCGTGACCGAGCCGACCCGCATCCGCCGGTCCCGCACAAAGGGCTGGCGCAAGCCCGAGGGCGCGGTCATCGTCGACAGGACGTCGCGCTTCGGGAACCCCTTCGCCGTCGGTCGCGACGCCACCGACAACGCCCACGCCGTGACGCTGTTCAAGGCGTGGCTGGAGCGCGACGATCCCGACACGCTCGACCCGTACGGCAGCGCCGAGTACCGGCAGGCGATGTCCAACCGCCGCGAGTGGATCCTGGACAACCTGCACCGGCTGGCCGGGCGCGACCTGGTGTGCTTCTGCGGCCCGGACGCGGACTGCCACGCGGACGTGCTGCTGCGGGCGGCGGCCGAGCTGTATGGCGGTGCGAAGTGACCGAGCCCTTGCCCGATGAGCGGCTGGCCGAGATCCGCATCATCGCCGCGCACGAACACGCGCCCGGGACCATGGTTCACGCGGTGACGCAGCACCTCACGGCGGCGATGCGCGAGCTGCTGGCGGAGGTTGAGCGGCTGCGGGACGGCAGGGGACCCGGCGTTCCCGCCGCGATGCACCTGGAGGCATTCGGTGCGGCCATCGCCGACGCCTTCGGTGACATCCCGTACCACGTCGGTTCCTCGGCCACGCAGAAAACCGGCTGGCGGGACGTGGACGTGCGCCTCATCCTCGACGACGACCGGTTCCACGCGCTGTTCCCCGGCTTCAAAAACGCGAACCACATCGATGCTTGGTGGGCACTGCTGTGTGCGGCCCTGTCCGAGCTCGGCCGCGTCCGGACGGGGCTGCCGATCGATTTCCAGATCCAGTCAATGACCGAGGCCAACGAGCGCTATCCGGGCGTGCGGCATCCGCTGTTCTTGATCCGCTCGCAGGACGACCACCGGCCGACGATGACGGCGGGGACTGACTGATGGCGCGCTTCCATGGCGCCGCCGGCCAAGGCGCCTCCCGCAAGCTCCGTGCGGTCCGCCGTGCCGAAGCCGAGACGCGGCAGGCGGCAGCAGCGGCCGAGCGTGCCGAGCGGGAGGCGGCGTACGTCAAGCCGCCGTCGCTGACCGGGGCCCAGCTCGAAGCGCTACTCGGCGTCGTGCTGCGGGCCGACGCGCTGGAGGCGTACCGGCAGACGTGGACGCGGGGTGCGCGGTGACCCGCCATGACAAGCGCATGACGCCCGCCGAGGCGCGCGTCCGGCTGGAGCAGCTGCCGAACATGCTGCGAGCTGAACGCGAACGGCGCGGCCTGTCCATGCGCGCCGCCGCCCTAGAGATGCAGCTCACGCCCAGCACCATGACCCGCGTCGAGGCCGGCCAGTGGCCCGACCTCGCCGGGTTCCTGGCGATCGTGGCGTGGCTGCGGATCCCGGCGTACTGGTTCATCGGCGCCGAGGACGGCAGCGGGCTGGACTCCGACGCCTACGCGCGCGGCTGGGCCGACTGCGCGACGCTCGTGCGCTCTGCGCTGGTCGAGGCCGAGCCGGTGGCGCAGCGGAAGTGGGAGGACGCGACGTGAGCCCGGAACCGTACTACGCCGACGAGCAGGTCACGCTCCTGCTCGGCGACACCCTCGACGTCCTGCGCACCATGCCGGACGCCTCCGTCGACTGCTGCGTCACCAGCCCGCCGTACTACGGCCTGCGCGATTACGGCGTGGCTGGCCAGTACGGGCTGGAGCCGACCGTCGCCGAGTACGTCGAGACCATGCGGGCCGTGTTCGCCGAGGTCCGGCGCGTACTGGCTGACGACGGCACGCTGTGGCTGAACATCGGCGACTCCTACAGCGGCGGCAGTCGCTCCACCTACCACGCCGACAGCCAGACCAAGTCGGTCCGTTCGCATGGTCACGCCGAAACGCGGCCGGTCACCGGACTGCCCGGGAAGAACCTGCTCGGCATGCCTTGGCGGGTGGCGTTCGCACTCCAGGACGACGGCTGGATCCTGCGCTCGGACATTGCGTGGCACAAGACGAACGCCATGCCCGAATCCGTCACCGACCGGCCCGCAGCGAACTACGAGCACGTGTTCCTGCTGGCCAAGCAGCCCGCGTATCACTTCGACCTCGATGCCATCCGCGCGCCGCTGAACCGGCCTGAGGCCCTGAAGTCCGGCCTCGTCTTCGGCGGCGCCAAGGGGGCGGCCGGGAAGCTTGGTGGTTCCGGTCGCCGCCCGGGCGGCAACCCATCCGTGCACGGCCACGGTGGCGAAGTCTCCAACGGCAGGAACCCGGGTTCCGTCTGGTCCATCCCGACCGCGCCCTACCCCGAAGCCCACTTCGCCGTAATGGCGCCCGAGCTGGCCAAGCGTTGCATCAAGGCTGGCTGCAAGCCCGGCGGCACCGTCCTGGACCCGTTCTCCGGTTCCGGCACCACCGGCGAAGCCGCGCGCATGCTCGGCCGCCGGTACGTCGGCATCGACCTGAACCCGGCCTACCACGACCTCGCAGTGAAACGGTTCGTGCAGCCCGTTCTGGACTTCGCGGACGGTGCTGCATGACCCGCCGTGCCGAGCTGGTCCTGGCGTTCCTGGACGGGGCGGCTGTCGCTGCCCCGTCGGGCGGCGGGGGGTCAGGAGTCGGCGGACTCGCGGGCGGCCAGCTCGGCCTCGTAGCGCTCGGCGACCTCGACCGGCACGACCGCGGCAACTCGCCGACCGTGGTTCATCAGGTACGTGACGCCGCCGAAGTAGCGGGCGCGCTCGATGATCGCGGCGAGCTTGTTGCGCGCGCGAAAGATCGGCAGGTCCTTCTCCAGGTCCGGCTCGTCGGTCATGTCCGCAGTGTACAGAACCGCGCTGGTGCCGGTGATCGCCATGGTGCTCATGGGGTCCCCAATCCATGTACATAATCGCTACTGACGCTATAATAGCTTCAGTAGCGACTAGAGCACACCCTCTAGCCCGACCTACGTCATGACCAGCAGCAAGACAGGAGCACGGTGACGCGCAGCAGTACCCAACCCATTGCCCTGGCGCACGAAGGACCGAGCGTCATTCGGGCCAGCCAGATCGACGCCATGGTCGACTGGGCGGGCACCTGGCTCTACCGCTCCTTCGGAAGCGACAGCCAGCTGCTGTACATCGGCGTCTCAAGCAACCTGCGCGAGCGGCTGCGACGTCATCGCCAGCGCGCAGCCTGGTGGCCGGCGGCCGAACTTATCCGGCTCGAACCGTTCGCAATGGAGTACCTCGCGCTCGACGCCGAGCGGGCAGCGATCCGGGCCGAGCGTCCGCAGTTCAACGTCCGCTCGGCGGTGCGGTGATGTCCCGCATCAGAACGATCAAACCTGAGACGTTCACCTCGGAGTCCATCGCCGCGTTGACGCTGGCCGCCCGGTGGACCTTCGTCGGGCTGTGGACCTACGCCGACGACGAGGGTCGCGCCAAGGACAATCCAAAAATCATTCGTGGTGCCATCTGGCCCAACAACGAGGACACCATCTCCAGTCGCGACGTCGAAACGCACCTTGTCGAGCTTGAGCACTCCGCGATGGTCTGCCGCTACACCGATAACGACGGTGCCCACTACCTCCACGTGATTAATTTCAAGAAGCATCAGGTGGTCAACCGGCCATCGAAGTCACGGATCCCTCCGTGCCCCCTCCACGACTTCGCACGGACGTCGGAGGTCAAGGAGTCCAAGGCTCAGAGGGAAACCCGTGAGGGTTCCAGCACTCCTCACGCACGACTCAGTGAGTCCTCAAACCATGGTTTTGGGGACGCTGGATCACCTCCCCTGTGGAGTTCGGATGATGCAGATCAATCGCATCATGCACCTGCTGTGGATAACTGCGACGTTCCAGCTCAGGGGTTTTCAACCATGCCTCATGCACGGCTCAGTGAGGACTCCGTGGCGGAACTAGGAACTAGGAACAGGGAACTAGGAACAGATCAAAACCTTTGCTCACCCGAGGTGAGCGCCGACGTGCCGAAGCGCATCAAGCCCACCGCGAAGCAGTCTGACTTCGATGCCTTCTGGAAGCACTGGCCCCGCAGGGTCGGCAAGATCAAGGCACAGGCGGCTTTCGTCTCCGCCGTCAAGGCCGGTGCCGACCCGGCGGCCATCATCGCCGCCAGCGCGTCCTACGCCGAGCGTCACCAGCGGGCCGGGACGCCGAAGGACAAGATCCCGCACCCCACGACGTGGCTGAACCGCGGCTCCTGGGACGACGACCTCGACGACGCCGTGCCGCTGCCGCCCGGCTCCACGTCCCAGGGCCAGCCGCCGACCTACGGCCAGCCCGCCCCCGCTGACCGTCCCGGCGCCGCCTGCGAGTGGTGCGACGTCGGCGGCCTGTACGAGCGCACCGACGGCCGCATGGCCCGCTGCGACCACACCGACCAGCCCCCGGCGGGACACCCCGCCGCCCAGACCGCAGGGAGCCTGCTGTGACCACCCGACCCGCCAACCCGCTCACGGACCAGCTGCTCGCCGCCATCAACCAGATCATCTACCAGAAGCCGTACACGCTCGAAGAGCAGACGCTCGCCTCGCAGCTCGGCGACATGTTCACCACCGGCCTGCCGGACATCGACCCGGTCATCATCGGCGAGGTGCTGCTTCACTTCGGGCCGCGCATCGCGGGCCTGATTCAGAAGCTCAACGCCGAAGGCCGCCCGCCCGGCCGCGCCACCGCCGTCGCGATGCGCGTGGTGAACCTGGCCGGAGCCGAGCTGTACGTCGTGACCACGGACGGCGGCGAGTCCGCATGACCGACCAGCCCGACGACTGGGCCGAGGACGGCCACGGCCGCCGCCCCCAGCACGACGACGACGCCGAACGCTGCGTCCTCGGCGGCATGATGCTCTCCACCACCGCCATCGACGACGTCCTCGACGTCCCGCTGGCCGCCGCCGACTTTTACCTGCCGAAACACGCCGCCATCTTCGAGGCCGTGGTTCAGCTTCACCGCGCCGGCGACCCCGTGGACGTCATGACCGTCAAGGCGCTGCTCGACAACACCGGCCAGCTCAACCGCATCGGCGGCGCCCCGTACCTGCTGACCCTGATCCACGGCGTCCCGACCGCGGCGAACGCCGGGTTCCACGCCGAAACCGTCCAGGCCAAAGCCGAGCTGCGGCGCCTCGGCGAGGCCGGGACCCGCATCGTGCAGATGTCCCACGTCACCGACGGATCCGACGTCCGCGCCATCGTCGACCGGGCCGCCGCCGAGATCCAGACCGTCGTCCGCACCGCGGGCGCCGACGACCACGGCGCCGTGCCCGTTGCCGACGAGGCCGAAGCGTTCCTCACCACGCTCCTGGACGGCGGCCCGCCCCGGGCCTACCTGCCGGTGCCGTACGCCGACCTCCAAGAGGCCGCGCCGATCGAGGGCGGAGACCTGGTGATCGTGGCCGGGGCGACCGGCATGGGCAAGTCCGTCGTCATGACCGATTTCGCCCGGCACGCCGCCATCCGCAACCACAAGCGCACGCTGCTGGTGTCGGTCGAGATGTCCAAAGACCAGCTCATGCAGCGGATCTTCGCCGCCGAGGCGAAGGTCAACCTCCACACCCTGCGCGGCGCCGGCCAGCTCGACGACGCCGAGCGCGCCCGCCTCGGCGCCGCCTACGGCCGCCTGTGCGACGCCCCGCTGGACATCCTCGCCAAGGGCACCGTCACCACCGCCTACCTGCGCTCGGTCCTGCGCCGCGCCCAGGGCCGCCACCAGCTGCCCGAACTCGTCGTCGTGGACTACCTCCAGATCCTCACCGTGGAGCGCCCGACCGGGAACCGCACCACCGACGTCAGCGGCCTGTCCCGCGAGCTCAAGCAGCTCGCCATGGATTTCGGCGTGCCCGTCGTCGTCGGCGCCCAGCTGAACCGGCAGCTCAACGGCCGCAACGACAAGCGGCCCGTGCTGTCGGACCTGCGCGAGTCCGGCTCGATCGAGCAGGACGCGAACCTGGTGCTGCTGCTGCACCGGGATGACTACTACACGCCGGAGACCAAGCGCACAGGCGAGCTCGACTTGATCGTGGCCAAGAACCGGCAGGGCAAGACGTGCGTGATCCCGCTCGGCTTCCAGGGGCACTACTCGCGCGCCGCCGACATGGCCAAGCCGTGGTCGCCGTCCTCGACGCTGCGGAACGCCGCATGACCGCCGACGACGCCCTGCGCGCCGAGGCCCGACGCCTCGCCGCCGAATACGGGCCGCTGAAAGACCTGGCCGCCGCGCTGCCCCGGATCCTCGCCGAGGCCTGGAACGAGGGCTGGGCGGCGCGCGAGCACGCCGAGGGCCGTTCGCCCCGGCGGCTGCGCGAGCAGCTGGAGCACGCCTCCGTCACGCGCCGGCTGGCCGAGCTCGCGGCCCGCTACGGAGCCCACCCCACCCGCGCCGAGGCCGCCCAGCCCGCCGAGACCACCCAGGAGACGACGTGAGCGCGCGCATCGTCACCGCCCTGACTTGCGACCGCTGTGGCGCCGAGGGCGAGACCCGGTTTCGCGGCCGGGCCCGGATCCGCGCCTGGATGCGCGCCAACGGTTGGAGCCGCGCCTTCGATCGCATCGACTGGATCGATCTTTGCTTTGTCTGCACCGCCGCCACCCCGACCCGACCCACCGAGGAGACCTCGTGACCACCCGCAAGCAGCCTGTCTATGCCGTCATCGGCACCGTCATCGGGCCAGCCATCCCCGGCGGCTACATGGCGTTTACTGGCCACGCCCCGACGTGGGCCCGCGTCTGGTACGGCGTGTGGTTCACGGTGTGGGCGCTGGTCACGATTGGCAAGGCGGCGAAGGCATGACCGAGCCCACCGACCCGACCACCGCGGCCGACGACAGCCGCATGGTCGACGCCACCCCCTCCCGCGACCGCGTGAAGCAGCTCGTCGCCGACGGCATGACCCAGGAAGCCATCGCCGACGCCGCCGGAGTCTCCATGTCCGCGATCAGCATCCTGCTCCACGGCCAGTACTCGCCCGGCCGCCCCACCCAGCAGGCCATCAAGCGCGGCGTCGAGCGGCGGATCCTGGCCGTCGAGTTCCAGCCGCGGGCCGTCGTGCACCGCGCCGCCGAACCCTGGTGCGCTTCCACCGCCGAGTTCGAGCCGGCCGGGTACCGCGTCGGCCGCTGCCTGCGCTGCGGTGAGACCACGTGGGCGCGGACCACCAACACCTTCGGTGACGAGCTGCGGCTCATCGCTCACCCGACCCGACTCGCTGAAAGGACCGCAGCGTGACCGCCAAGCTCTGCTACTGCCGCTACCACAGCACCCGCCGCGTTACCCGCGCGCTGCTCCGGATGGCCGACCGTGTGCGCAGGCTGGTGACCGCATGACCACCGACCCGCAGACCGCCGCCGACGCTGCCGAGCGCGTGCAAGCGTTCCTCGACGCGCGCGCACCCTTTGCCGTCTCCGACGTCATCGCCACGGTTATCCCCAATGCCGGGCGTCGATCCGAGCGCTTCCCGCTGACGGCAAGCGACCTCACCACGCTCCTGGCCGACCGTGCGCGGTTGGCGGCCGAGCTGGAGCAGGTGCGCAAGGACCACCGTCGCCAGCTTGGCTCGGCCGTCTTCTGGCGCCGCCGGGCCTTCCAGCTCGCCGACCTGATCCCGGCCGCGCAGATCCCCGACCCGGAGTGGGACGACTCCGACGAGTCGCAGCTGGCCGAACGCAACGAGGAGCTGCGCGACGCGGTCACCGAGGCGGCCCGCCTGCTGGCGCGGCTGTCCGGACCCGGCCCGTGCGACGTCGACCCCGACGGCGCCTGCCGTGGACACGCGGGCTTCGCGAGCGGCTACCTGGAGCCGTGCCCGCATCCGCTGGGGCGCCGGTTCGTCGAGGCGTGGGGGGCGGGTCAGAGCCCGACGGGCGAGAAGGGGCCTCAGAGCCACGCTGAAACCCCCGCCCCTTCTCCTCACCCGACCCCCGAGGGTCGAAGCGCTCACAGAGGCTCCTAGGGCCCTTCCTGACGGTCGCCCGGTCGATACCGAACCCGCGCCGGGCGACCGGCCAGTCACAGAACACCGCAGAGCTAGACAAACGGAGAACGTGATGACTCGACCCACTCCTGACGCGATCCGCGCCGTCCTCGACAGTCACCCCACGCTCGGCGGATCCGGCTGGCACACCCGCAGCGCCGTCCGCGGCTGGGGCTGGGACGACCGCCCGGGCCGCGCCGACAGAGACCTCGAAGATCTGCGCAGCGATCACAGCATCACCGTCATCGCCGCCGTCGCCGAATGGCTCTCGCAATGGCGCACCATCAAAGCCGCACACGCCGGGTCGCCGCATTCCTACATGCTCAAGCACTACGCGGAGATGGCCCTCACCTGCCACCCTGACGTGCTCGGATACGTCTCAAACGGGCAGCTCATCGCGGCTGCATACGTCATCGCCTATCCCGTCGCGCACTGCTACCCGAACAGTCCTGATTCCGAGATCGGGATTCGCGTCACCGAGCTCAAGAAAATGCCGCAGCAACGCGTTCGGACCGCGCCGTGACCGCCCCGATCCCCGAGCGCAACCCGGCGGGCCGCACCTGCGCCGGTACCGCCGTCACCCTCGCCGCCGTCGCCACGATGCTCGCGGCACTCACCAGGAGGAATGCGCGATGAGACCGACCTCGATGCAACTGCTGGATCTTGTTGTTTACGGTAGCGACGAAGACGCCGCATGGGCCGCCGAGGTGATGGTTCGTGGCGGTTTCACCGTCGAGACCACCACCGACCTGCGCGAGTACGGGCGCGAAGCCCGCGAGCGGAAAGCGGCCGACCGATGACCGACCAGCCCACCGCACCGCCCGCCACTGTCCCCCCCGACACCGACCCCGTGTGGCGCCGCCTCGTTATGGACTGCGCCGCGTACCAGCGCGCGTACCCGACGCCCGCGCACCTCGCCGAGCTGGTCCGGCAGACCGCATGGCTCGCGTTCGTACGCGGCATGCGCTACCAGCAGCAGACGAACGAGGCGCAACCCAAGCCGCCGCCGGGCGAGTGGATCGTCGCCGACGTGATGAACCACGCCGCCACGCACGCCACCGACAAGCGCATGTCCGCCACGGCCGCGCTCGCGCACGCCGGACAGCGGGAACGCGCCGCACGACACGCACGGACCGAGACGCCGGTAGCCGGCGACGAGACGAACGGAGGGAACTGCGGTGGGTGAGATGAACCCGGCCGACGTGCCGGACGAGTTGACCGCAGCTGGCTTCGACGCGATCCGGGCATGGTGGAAAGCCCATCCGGACCCCAACTGCCACCTCGACGACCGGACGATGATGCGCGAGGTTCTCGCCGCCGTCCTGCCGCTGCACAAGCAGCAGCTGCGTGCCGAGCTCGACCGCACCCGTGCCGAGCTGTCCGCGCACCACGCCGCCGAGTCCGCCGATGCCGCAGCGGGCAGCTACGCCGGACGCGCCGAAGCGGCCGAGGCCCGCGCGCAGTACCTCGACGAGGAGGCGTTGCGACTTCAGCGCACCATCGACGAGGCCCGGAAGCAGCGCGACGACTGGCACGACGAGGCCACGCGACAGCGGAGCCGCGCCGAGCAGGCCGAGACTGCGCTGGCCGAGATGCGGGGGCGGCTGGGCAAACCAGACGTGCAGTGGGCCGTTGCACTCGACAACGCAACGAGTTCTTCGCTGCCGGAGAAGCTCGCACGCCGAATGGCCAGCGGGCGTGGAACCACGCTACTGACGCGCGACGCCTATCCGAACCCGACGTGGCAACCGGCCGACGCCACCCCGCGCACCGCCCTGGAGCGCGCGGCCGACGAGCAGGGCGACGAAAGAGGTGGCGGGGATGCGTGACCCCGTGCTGCCCAAGACGCGCGGGCTGTGCCCAGCCTGCAAACGCGACTACCAGGTGAACGACGACGGCCGGCTGCCATGGCACGGCCCACGCGGCAAGCAGCGCTGCACCAGCAGCAGGCAGTGGCCGACGGCGTACCGGGCGCCCGGCGGGAAGTGGAAGGCAAGAGCGGCGTGATCAGGGCGAAGATCTGGAAGTGGCCGGTCGGCCACCCGGTATATCCCGCTGGCGGTTGGGCCTGGGCCGTATCGTCCGCGCCCGGCATGTGGTGGCCAGCCGCGTCCCACGAGGACGCGCTCGCCTACGTCGCAAGGCACTACGAGGCGATGAAGGAGCTGCGACCGTGACCACCCGACTGTGCACCGCCCCCAGCCACGACCGCCCGCCAGCAGCGCTCGGCGAACTGCATGTCTGCGAGGATCACTTCGGCGACATCGTGGACGCCCTTACCGGACCCTCGGCCGCCACCGACCCGACCATGGACGTCGTGCGGGGCATACGCGACGGCGTGCGTGTGGTCTGTGGCGACGGCGTGACGTGGCACCGGGCGCGCGACTACCGGCCGGCCCGCATCGCCCGCGACCACGCCGCACTCGGCCTGCGCCTGACCGGCCAGACCACTGGTGAGCACATCGCGTCCACACCCCGCGCCGAAGCGCCGCTGCCGCTCGACGTGGCCGTGGCCGAGCTGCGGTTCGACATGCAGCGCAAGCTCGCATCTTGGGCGCAACTGCACGCCGATGAGATCACGCTCTACAGCAGTCCCGGAGCTGGTGCGACCGTTGCCCAGCTCGCGACATGGCTGGCCACCTACTGCGAGAAGGCCGCAGCGCAGCCATGGGCCGGTGCCTACGCCGACGAGCTGCACGACCTGCGCAGGCGCGCACGGCACCTGATCGACCTGCCGCAGCCGCGCCGCGTCGACATCGCACAGTGCGTCGAGACGCCCGGCGGCATACGGTGCGCGGGCACGTTGCGGCTGACGCCGCGCGAGGAACGCGACACGCGTCCGGTGTCGGTGGCGTGCGACACGTGCCTGGCGGTGTACACCGGGGAACGGTGGAAGCGGCTGAGTGCGCGGCTGATCGCGCAGGCGGGGAGGATGGCGGCATGAGCGGCAACCCGAACCTGTTCGGCGGGGTGTCAAGTGCCCAGGTGAGGGCCCACTTGCGCGCCGTCGCCTGTCCCACTCAGCACAGAAACGCTGTTCCGGTCACGACTCTCGACGGCGAGCGCGTGGCGTCTCTCTGCCCGGACTGCGACGAGCAGTTGCCCGCCGACTGGCGAACGCCCGCCGAGCGGATGGCTGCCATGGAGGATGACCACCGCAAGGATCACCACGGGCATCCGGCCGCGCGCTACCTCGCATGTCGGCTGTGTGGCGAGGAAGGATGAGCAGTATGGACATCACGGACCTTGAGGTTTGCCGCGCGTTTCTCCTACCGCCCACCAGCGGTGAGACGACGCTGGATCTGGTCATGTTCTCCACCGGCGCTTCCGAGGACGCCGCGCGCGAGGCAATCCGGCTGGCCCACGAGCACGGCTACGTCGACTGTGGTGAAAGCCTTTCCCGTGGGAAGGTGACGCCTTCCGGTTTCGCACTGGTCAGAGAGGCGGGACGTTAATGGACATCACGGAGTTCCTGACCGCGTGTCTCGAAGAGGAGGCTGCGATGGCTCGTGCCGCAGCCGCCTTCTACGACGATGCTGATCAGGATGGCGTGTCGTGGGAAGGCCACGCGGGCACGGACTTGAACGGCTACACGAGGTTCTGGATTGCGCCTCACCTTGGCGCGGTCAACGATGTGGCGTCCGGTCTGCACATCAACCGCCACGACCCGGCCCATGTGCTGCGCGAGGTCGCGGCCAAGCGGCGCGTGCTGGAGCGGCACCACGATGACGACGGCGACGGTTGCTACGGCTGCGGCTTTGGCAACGACGAGGAGCGGATGGTCAAGGACGTCAACGACTGCCCCGAGCTGCGCGACATGGCCAGCATCTACGACGACCGGCCCGGCTACAAGGAAGAGTGGAAGCTGTGAGCGACCTGCCGCACGTCATCGCCGGCCAGCTCGGCGTCAGCGAGGAACACACCCGCATCGTCAAAGCCTGGTGGCGCAAGCACAACGACGGACCCATGCCCGCGCGGTGGACCGCATCGATGTACAACCAGGCCGTGGACTGGTGGAATAAGGGCGTGCCGGATGAGGAGGCTTTCCCCAGCATGCTCACGCCCGAAGAGATGAGCAATGCCCTCGATCGCCTGTTCAGCGATACCGAACTCAAGCCGCTGAAGGTTCCCGTCGAGCTGGTGCGTCGTTTGCCCACGCCCGTACCGACGTATGCCTACCCGATCGAGCTGCCCGGCGGTGCTGAGCTGCTCGCATGGGTCGAGCCCGCCGACGATGAGAAAGGCGGCGAGCTGTGAGCGACGGGCAGGAGTACGCGACCGGCGGTCGTGTCGGGCCACCCGGCGGGAAGTCCGGCGTGCAGCTCGGCGATGGCTGCATGTGGATCCTGCCGGCGCGCCAGCCGGACGGCAGCATGCGGATCGAGTCCGAGCGCTGCGTGCTGACCTTGATGCCCGTCGCGGTGGAGCACCTGCTCGACCAGCTGAAGAATGGCCTGTGGCCGCCGCGCTGACCTGCGCTACGCTGGCCCTACCCGTTTGGCGGTGTCGGGCAAACAGCCGCAAGCGACCGGGTCGCTCCCGGGGACGAATGGTGCGGCCTGTAGAGGAACAGGCAGACTCGCTGCTGAGCGCTCAGTAGTAGGCCCCGGCCGGTGCGGGTTCGAATCCCGCCGGGCCGCACCGCCCACCCGGGTCCGTAGTTCAGCGGCAGAACACCGGAGGTACGGCGCCCTTCCGCCACGGCGGATGTCCGGTGGCGCGGGTTCGAATCCCGTCGGATCCACAAACGTAAAGGCCAACTTGACAACCGTCTGACCTGCGGCGAACATAGCTAACGGTAAGCCCCAGAAGACCGCCCACACGACGCCCCGAGCCCACCGGCCGGGGCGTTTCGCATACCCGGCGAAGGAGGGCTGTGGAGACTTTCCTCCCCGCCGACAAGCTCGCCCTGCTTTACCACGTAGCCGAAGGCAGCATCCGGCGCTGGGCCAGCAAGGACAAAGTCCGACGCATCGACGGACACGGACGCCGCAGGCTCTACGCGCTCGACGACATGCAGCGCGCCTACGACCGGCGACACCCGGAGCAGCCGTGAGCATCAGTGCCCGCTTCGAAGCCATCCGCATCGAACTCGACGACCACGAGCAGTGCCACGACAACACGCACATGCTCCGGCGCCACCTCGGCGAACTCCGACGCGAGATCGCCGACCTCGAAACCTGGAAGCACCGCTACGAAGCGGTACGCCTCACCCTCACCTTCCACGAAGGAGCAGCCGCCATGGCCGACCGCTACGCCGCCGGATCGCCCGTCCCCGCCAGCGTCAAGGCGCTCAACCGCGAGGGCGAGCAGGTCCCCGACACCGTCACCTGGACCGCCAGCAGCGGCACCATCACCACCGACGACACCACGCTGAGCGCCACCATCGACGGCGCCGACGTCGGCACGCTCACCGTCACCGTCACCGACCCCGGCGGCCTCAGCGTCACCGGCAGCGTCGAGATCTACGACGGCACGCCGGCCAGCCTCGAACTGTCCTTCAACTGATCCTCGTCGGGAGGTAGGAGGACGTCGTGACGCTGCCCGGCAACATCGCCACCATCACCGTCACGGCCACTTACGCACCCAACGGCCTCCCGCTCGCCGGAGACGTGACCTTCCGACCCAACGTCCCCACACTCGTGGACGCCACAGCACCGGCGTTCGTCCTCGGCTCGGCAGTCGCCAAGCTCGACACCAGCGGCACCATCAGCCAGGTGCTGGCACTCAACGACAACACGGTGCTCAACCCCACCGGCTGGCTGTGGGAAGTCCGGGAGAACATCCTCGGCCTGCCCGTCCGGCCGCCGTACCTCATCCGCCTCACTGCGGATATGGCGCCGACCATCGACCTCGCGGACCCGCGACTGACACCCGTCAACCCCGCGCCCCCGTACTCGACCGTCTACGGCCTGCTGGCGCTGGCGAACACCTGGACCGCGGCGAACAACTTCACCAGCGGCCTCAAAATCGGCGGCACGACCATCGCGACGCCACCCGGCGGAACGACGGAATTCCTGGCCGCCAACGGCACTTGGCAGCTGCCGCCCAGCGGCGGCGGCACGATTCACATCAACGACACCTACATCACCACCGGTGCCGTCACCTTCAACGCCGACGCGGCGTTTGCGCTCTACTCCACAGTCCAGCTCACTATCCCCGCCATCGCAGGCGACCGCATCAAGTTCACCGTCCGCGCCATGTGGCAAAAAGCCGGCGGCGACTTCATCGACTGGGCCGCCGTCGTCAGCGGCACCGCGGTGCGCTACTCCTCATCCGACAACGGAACACCCTGCATCGAAGGCGATCCCGGCTGGTACCCAGACACCGGATTCGCACGCGGTTCCGGCAGCTGGTACTTCGTCGCAGGATCAGGCGACCTCGACGGTGGCGTGGTGCGCATCATGCTCGCTCACAAGGGCAGCGCAGGCGGCACGTTTTACTGCAACGCCAACTACCCGGCCGAACTCACCATCGAGAACTTCGGGCCTGCGCCGTGACGCGGCGCAGCATGACCGTGTGCACACAGCCCGGCTGCCCCGAGCTGACCGATCGTGGGCGCTGTGCGGCCCACGAGAGAGCCGCAGACAGGGCACGTGGCACATCGGCTGAGCGTGGCTACAACAGCCGCCAGTGGCGTGCCACACGACGTGCACTGCTGAGGCGGGACAAGGACTGCCGCGTATGCGGGCAGGAGCCTGCCACCGTAGCCGACCACTACCCACTCAGCCGTAAGGACCTGCTGGCAATGGGGGTGTCAGACCCTGACGCGCTGTACCGCCTGCGTGGTCTGTGCGCGCGCTGCCACAGCCGTGAGACGGCCAAGCACCAGCCTGGTGGCTGGAACCGGCGCGACTGACGCGCGTGATCATGGCTGATGGCCATTGGATCATGCACGAAACGGACATACCCCAGGGGGGGACCGGAAGATCAAAAGCGAGTAGGCC